TTGGATGCCATACCACACTCCTTAAATTATATGGCCAAACTAACATTGCATCTGCAACACCAGCTTTAACAAATTTCTTTTCACCACTCATAGCTTCCCATGCGAATGCTTGTGCAAATTCACCTTGACCTGTAGCAAAAGCTTTTTTAAATGCAGCTTCGGCAAGTTTTTTTACATCCATTTGTGTTTGTAAATCTTTAAATGCTTTTTTATTAGTTGCTGATAATGTTTTAGGATCTTGTTTCTTAAGAGTTCTAGAGTTAAATTCTGCACCTTCAGTTTTTACTTTAGATACAAAATCATTAATAATTGTTTCTAAATCTAATCCTAAATCTTTTACATTAATAGTTTCAAACGCTGCATGTAATGTAGCAAGGCTTTCTGTTTTTACACCAGACATTAATCTTGCCTCGGGTCCTTTAACAGATACTTGGTGTTTACCTAACATAACATCTGCTTTAGAAGTATCTGAGGATTTACCGGTAACTGTTTTCCATAAATCAGAAGTCTTCTCAGATGATTGACCAGCTTGAGAACCACTTTTAGCTATTCTTTGTATTTGTTTTCTAAAATTATCTAATGTTTTATCATCTGTTTTCCACTTCCTATCTTTCTTTGCTTCAGCTAACCATCCAGCATAACCAGGAGCAGCTTTAACTTCTTCTATATTTTTTGAATTAGCACAAGCAACAATAACTTGTTCAAAATAAGTAGAGGCTGAAGTAGTTCCTTCTGTGAGATACTCTTCTACCCAACCTGAATCATCATCTTTGTGCGGAGTTTTCTCTTCGTATCTTGTCTTACGATCAAGTACTCTTGCAAACTCACGGTGATTTAAACCAAAATGATCTGCAGCAATAGCCTGAATTTTTTGTTTGCTCAAGCCTCTTGAGATTACATCAGGATCTTTTCTTAATGCTTTCATCATAAGCAAAGCACCTTTATACTTGTCTTGATGTGCAACTCTGTATATCATACGCTTCACCTTCTTCGGGAGAAGATCGACTAAACGCATTTGAGTATCTTCTTTTACTTTTTCATTAAACTGTAACATTAATTATCTACCTTTGATCCAGCTCTCCATTGGTAACATGACCAATATCCTGCAGTTGTTTTATCTTTCTTCTGATCACAGTTATGTCTTGCACGAAATGCTTTACGTCTTGCAGGGTCATCTCTTTTGATCTCTGAATTAGGATCACCAAAGTTTACCTTTACGACATTACCTTTATCGTTCTTTACATATACATGGAACTTAGATGCAGAACCTTTAGGTGAACGTGTAGGGTTATTTAATGTCTTGCCTTCATATTTCTCAACAACCTCATCTTGATATTGCTGTTCGCATATTGCATCTATTGCTTCTATTTGTTTATATGTTTTCATATTATCCGCCGAATTCGTGTCCTGCCACTCTCTTCATTTGCTTTTTAAATTCAGCAAAATCTGGTTTAGACTTGTATAGTTTAATAGAGATCTCTGGTCTATCTTTACCTTTAATTCTCCAATTATATCCTTTTTCTTTATGTTCAGGCTTTGTGGTCTTTACGACTCTTCTTTTAAACCCTTTTTCCCATGGTTCACTCTTACTGCCTGGACCTTCTTTAATTTGTTTTAACGTCTTCATTAGTTATTCTTTATCCATTCTTTTGCTGCCTTATTTCTTGGCAGTTTCTTAGACCATTTCTTAATTTGATTTTCTACTTTACGAATTAGACTAGGTGTTCTTTCCCTTACCGTATTATCTATCACGAAAAACATATTACCAAATGACTTCTTTAATATAGGTATGCTCTTATCTAATTCTTTAAATTTTTGTGTAACAAGCTCTGGACCAATAGATCTTTCACCTTCCTCACCACGTTTTCTATCTGATTCAATTGAATCTTCTAAAGGAATACTAACATACACCATGGCTGTTTCATAGCCAAGCTTTTCTAATGTTGCCTTTTGACCTTGTACTTTCTTAGCATTTGCACCAGTACCATCAATAACAAGACCTAATCTGCCAATCATGGCATGGGATTGTTTAGAACCAGTATGTCTTTTTGCTACAGTACGTATTACATTACGTTCAAATTCTCTATTCGGGTCAAGGATAACTGCACCTTTCTCATCAGTTAAACCTGCTTCTTTCATATAACGAGTGAATTCCACGTCTGAATTGATTACTTTATAACCAAGTTGTGGACCTAAAGACATCCAATCAGAGACAAAGCTTTTGCCTGCGCCTGGAGCACCTGCCATAAAAACCGCCTTGAATATTGAAGGATCGTGTCTTCCTTCTGATAGATAACCTTTAAGTGACTGCATGTGACCTTTATAATTTAGATATAAAGGTATTTATAATAATTACAAATTCTTAATTATCTTATTTAAATTCTTAATTTTACTATACTTCTTAAGCTTAACGAGCTTTGGTTCAACATGTTCTTTAACATTTTCTAAAGAAATGTAGCCATAATAATCTAATATTAGTAGCATTGCCATTACATCACCTAGTTCTTGTTCTAACTCTGCTACATTATCTTCATCATACGGGCCAAATCGTATTAATTTTGAGTTAGCTTGTATTACTTCTGCGCATTCTTCTGAGAGAATAGTCAGCGTTTCTTTTACGTTCATTACTTTTTACCGAGTACATAGTCTTGCTTTGCCATCGCATCATCTAATATACTTTTGAGAATATCGCCAGCAGCCTCATTAAACTTTGTATCCCCATGAGGATCTTCAAATGGATAGTCTACTATCTCATAATCAAAGTTTATCGACTGTGTTGTCTCATTTAATTTAACATCCATGTAGCGATATATAACATTATGGAATGTTCCACCTTCTAATCGTACATACCAATGTTCATTATCTAAATCATTTTTATCTACGAAAGTCCATTTATTGAATGGTACTTCTTTAGTTTTCATCTACATGCCTTAATATTTTTTCACTGTAGACATGTAGTACACCACGATCGTCTTCAACAACTAATCGTACTGCACCACTAAGCTTTTCAAATACTGCAACTACGTGACCTACAAACGTATAGTCACCACCTACTTTTTCTACTAAATCACCTGTTTTAAACATTATTGCCTCTTAATAAAATCTACTTCATATACATTACCATCATATTCAAATGTTATAGTTGAGTGTGAGTATTCATTGACTGATGTAGACTTCTTACGTGTCTCTGTCTTACATACCGTGGCCGTAGTTGTACCTGACTCTGCAGCTGCATTATTAGCACCGATTGCACCACCAATAACAGCTCCTGGTAATTTACCACCATCTCCTTCAGTTACTACATCACCAACAACTGCACCAAAGATTGCTCCCCAAAATGCTGCATTAGCAATCTCTTCTTGAGATGCTGCCGATACTTGTTGCTTACTACATACTTCAACTGTATAAGGTTCTAAATAAATAACCTCACGATAATGATCTCGCACATTAACAGAATCAGCATAAGCTGACACAGTTGCAGCAAGTAATACACCCGCTGTTAAACCTATAATTCTACTTTTCCACATAATTTATTTCTCCATTTAAAGGTATATTATAACATAGAATGCGGCTATTGTACATACTTAGTATGCGACTATTTTTAGTCGTTACTCTTTCTTTACCATCAGTTAATATTCTAGACTTAGCTCTCATTTTGTCCTTCAAGCTTGTATGGCACTTCCACTTTATCTTCATAAGGTGAAGCTGGAGCCAATGGTGGATTTCTTCTAGCATCTTTATATTTCTTTTTAGGAGCAACTGCATTAGCTACTTCTCTTGCTTCAAATCCATGATTACCAGTCCATTGTAGATCTAATGCACTAGGTGCAGGATGTCCTTTATCATGAGATGGAATTGGTTTCATAGACTTATCTTTGTATATACCTTTCTTTGCTGCACGTTCCCATGATTCAATTATGTCATCTCTGATATAACTAATAGGTGTACCTGTTGGATACTCGTGTGTCCAATTATGTGCCATCTTTGTAGCATTGTCTCTTATCGTTTGCAATCTTCGATTCTCGAAGTATTCCTTACGTCTAAATTCTATTCTATCCAAAAACCTTTTTGAATATTTTTGATTAAATAAAGCTTTAAGCATTTTGTTTTACCCTCTTCGAATTAGGATGTCTTTTTGCTGTATGAGTACTATGACTCATATCCTTGACAAACCTAGGTTGACCCTTTACCCGTTTCTTGGCAGTAGGTATCATTGATTTTCCCATTTATTTCTCCACATCTATTATGTAATCGACCTCAGCTTCTTTAAATAAAGCTTTGGCATCCTTTATTGAGTCATCCCATTTTTCATTATAGTCAGCTGGACGAGTTGCAATAACCTTGTCTATGCCGACTTGAATAATACCTTTAGCACATTCATTACAAACAGGTAAACCGTAAACATATAATGTCGATCCTTTTAAAGAAACTCCATTAAGTCCAGCATTATATATAGCATTCATCTCTGCATGTACAACTAAATTATACTTTCTTTCACGATCTTTTAATCTAGCTGCTGTATCTTTAATACCTCTTGGAAACCCGTTATAGCCTTGTGATAATACTTCACCATTATTCCCAATTACTACAGCACCAACTTGAGTGCTTGGGTCCTTCGACCATGTAGATATTTCTTTTGCTAAACAAGTATATCTATTACCCCATGCCTTACCATGCATTCTACTCATAGTTAAAATCCTCGAATTGTGTTACCTTTTTAGGTGGCTCATCTCTTACATTAAGAGTTTGTGCTGTATCCTCTACATCATACAATCTCATCTTAGCCCTGTCAATACCAAGTACAAACTTCTTGTTTGAACCTGTAGGATCATTATACCTATTCTTTAATTGTTTAACCATTATCTGATTAAGGTTCTCTAACTCTTCTGTTGATATAAGTGCAAACATTAAGTCGGCAGTTGCCGGTAAACCAAATGATTCACTTGTATCTTCTAGTCCCACATCCGAAGATGCAAAACCTGAACGTGTAGTTTGTGTGGCCGTAACAATAGGTAAGTTATACTCTACTGCTAAGCCACGCAATTCTTCTGCAATTGCTTTGACCATAATATATGAGTTAATCGATCCGCCCATAGATTTCATACGGGATGATGAACATATATTTAGATAGTCTATACAAATAAGATCAGGTGTGAAGTCACGTTTGATCTTTAATTCTTTCAGTAATGCCCTAAAGTGAATAGAGCTTGCAGCTCCTGTAGGATATTCTTTTACAATAAGTTTACCTACACCTTTGTCTGTAAGCTTATGCATCTTCTTATCGAACATATCTTTTGATAGATTCTCTAACTGGTCAATAGGCACATTCATAAGGTTAGCATCAATACGTTCAGCTATCCTTTCTTCTGCCATCTCCATAGTTATATATAACACATTTTTCATCTGTGTTAAAGCACCAGCGGCAACATGACACATAAATAAAGACTTACCAACACCTGTACCAGCTAAGGCAACATTAAGTGATTTCTTGACTAGACCACCTTTTGTGATCGTGTTAAACTTTTCTAAGTCAAATGGTAGGTGTTCCTCTTGCCTATGATAGAAATCATAGCGACCATCAGAGTCATCAACATAATCATGACCAACTCTCATATCAAAGTTAACACCTAAAGCCTCACTCAATACAGATGGTAATGCATTCTTATCTAATGTTTCATGCTTACCCTCTATTATATTTATAGAGTCCATAATTGCCAAATAGATTGCTCGGTCTTGACACCACTTCTCAGTCTTCTCAACTAACCACTCTTGGGTTTGCTCACCATCAGCTATACTAATTTCAGGTATAAGAGCAAGAGATTCTGATGTGATCTTAGGATTATTCCTTAATTCTATACTTAGTGCATCAGCACTTGGTAACTTATTAAACTTATTAACGAAGCCAACAATCTCATTAAAGACATCTCTATATGGATTCTCAAAGTATATAGTTTTTAAATGAGGAATAACCGTTCTGGTATAATCCTCATTAAGCATTAAGTTGCGTAAGATTAATGTTTCTATCTGCATTAAACGTCCATATCTTCAGGGTTATCTTGCTTAATCATATCAGCATGGCCAACTTCATACTTCTGTTTTAAATAATCTTTGAAGTCACCTGCAAATAATGGTTGCCAAAATTCTTCTTTCAATGTTTCAGCAATACGAACCTTCTTATCTTCTACCTCACCAGTAGAACGATCGACCTTTGAGTACCAACCATTAGATGGTTTAACTACATATCCACCTTCTATTGCTACATCTAATAAACCTGAGTATGTTTCAATACCACCTTCCCATGTAACTGCAATAGGAATCTTAGACTTCTCACGGACAAACCTTGATTTTTCTACATTGATTACAAAGTTATATCCTGTAATTTCAGTTCCCTTCTTCTCTTGCTGACGGCCGATGATCCAGATATTATCTGAGGAGTAGTAAATACCTGTACCACCGGACACGACTGCTTTAGGGAATAAGCCGATTTCTTGATATGTGTGGTTGACTGCTAACAATGGAATGTCCCTCATTGTTAGGTAGGGTGTCGTCATTCTAAATAGACCTTTGAGGGCTTTCGCTCTCGACATATCTGCTACTGACTTTTCATTCATAGCATCTTCTAGTTCTTTCTTAGAAGCTAGATTTCCAACAGAGTCAATCATAATAATGACTTTGTCGGTGCGTTCAATATTCTCGAGCTGGGAGATTAGATCGAATTTCAGCTCTTCTACATTAGTAATGGGACTATGTAGTACACGTGAAGTGTCAATACCGAACGACTTAAAATATTGTTGCGGGCTACCAAACTCTGAATCATAAAACAACAGGACAGCGTCTTCATACTTATCTAAGTATGCTGCTGCCATGAGCAAGCCAAATGAAGTCTTAAAATGCTTACTTGGTCCTGCTAAGACTGTTAAACCAGAACTCAGACCTCCGTCTGGATCACCTGATAACGCAACGTTAATCATAGGAACAGGTGTAGTCACCATATCCTTATTAGAAAACAACTTGCTCTTGTCAAGTTGCGAAGACTCTTTGATACGAGAGTTCTTCTGTAATTTATCCATTATTCCCATTTATACTCCTTTGTTAATTTGATAGGTATATTATATCACATTTAGATGGGAAGTACATACTCTTCACCAAATTGTTTTCGTCTGTAACACTCAGGAGAGATATGTACTGATGACATGTTCTCCATTTTCTCTTTAGCATATAATTCAGGATCCATACACTTCCATTCTTCTGGCCACATAACTTTATTCATGCTTACCATATCCATGGTCTCTTCAATTCTCTGTAGCATCATCACTCTTTCGTATCGTGTACCAGCAAAAGGATGTCCTTTATAATAACCTGTCTTAGGTAATTTTCTGCCTTCAAATTCTATTGGCCATGGCACTGCATACTCAACTGGTATCGGCAATGAATCACCAAATCTTTTTAGATCTATCCACATATCTCTTGGATCTATATTCAATCTGCATAGATGATGTCTTAGATCTATATTACCAAAGACTAATGTGATACCTTGTAGGTTATTACATTTAGCCATATGATCTGTTACGTATTTAAAATTAGATTTTATTTGACCATTAAGTGTAAGACCGTCAGTCTTAATAACCATACTACCTTCAGGAGCAAATGCTGCCGTATGAGAATCACCTATAGTTAACCAATCCGTATCAAGATCTGTCGATAGTAATGTTTGAGCTCCATCGCATTTAGCTTGCACACGGGCACACCAGTCTTTATCCTTCACATCTTTTCTTTTGGCTAACATGTTACCATACTCAGGCATATCAATGTCAAGTGAATAGACTTTATCAGCTAATAAAAAATTATCAATACTCTCTTTAAGTTTATCATTGAATCCACCAAATAAATTAATAGATCCATGGAAGTTTACTCCATGATCTAAGTATAATATTTCAACTCTGTGGTTGTCATGATTAATACTTACATTTAAATTCTCTGCCCATGTACGTGCCCAACCATATCCATGGCTATTCTTCTTACGTGGTATTTTACTAAAAGTTCCTGTTATCATAAGTTCTTATCCCAATCTCTATAGCTTTCCGTTTCGTATATTGTATCATCGTGTAATTCTGGTTCTTTACCTACATTCCAAAATAGTATATCTTGACCAGAATTCTTTGGAATGTATTTCCATACTTTACCATCGTAAGTATCTATGTTTGGAAATGGTGGTAAGTTCTCTTTACTCTCATGAGCCGTGAAAGCACGTGGCTCAGATATAACCTTTGCTCTACCTAATTCACCAGCCTTCATGTTTCTACTAACAGCAACTGAAACAAATCTTGCGTTAGGCCATGCAATCTGTAATGAAC